GCAGACATTAGGGCATTATAATGGCAGATGAATCTCAAACAGTACCTTCAGCATTTACTTGTGAAGGTGGGTTAGTACTAAACAAATCTACTTTTATGATGCAACCGGGTGAAGCATTAGAGTTAGAGAATTTTGAGCCTGATATAACAGGTGGCTACAGAAGAATAAATGGATACTCTAAGTATGTAACAGCAGTTGTGCCACAGACATCATCTGCTACAGAAAAAATACTTATGGTTGCAACTTTTGGTAGTAAGGTATTAGCAGCTAGGGGTACTAGTATATATAGTGCTGACCCCGGGGGTTCATCTTGGACTAGTATAGATAGTGGTAGAACAAATGCAGGTAAGTATAGGTTTGAAAGATTTAACTTTGATGGTACAGACAAAATTGTTGTCGTTGATGGTGCAAATAATCCTACTGTGTTTAACGCTAGTTTAGCCGCAACAGATATAGCTCCTAGTACAGGAACTGGAGAAGAAACCTTTTTAACTGAGGCTCTTACTACAAGTAGTATGACTGGTGGTGGAACACTTAAAATAGCTGATACATCTCAATTTAATAGTACAGGTTCAGTTGTAATAGGCACTGAAATATTTACCTACACAGGTAAAACTGCTACTACTTTTACAGGTGTAACTAGAGCAGCATCAGATTCTACAGCAGTAACGCATGAAGTAGGTGCATCAGTAGCTGATTTATTTCCTGCTGCTGTAACAGGTGCTAAACATGTTGCAGCCTTTAAGAACCATATGTTTTATGCAGGTATGAGTGCAAACAAACAAGAAGTAGTATTTAGTGCTCCATTTCAAGAAGGTTCTTTTTCAGTAGCCATTGGAGCAGGTAGCTTTAAAGTCGATGATGAAATAACAGGAATTAAAGTTTTCCGTAACGACTTATTTATATTTTGTGAAACAAGAATATTTAAGATGACAGGAACTTCAAGTTTTAACTTTGCAGTATCCGATGTAACAAGAGATATAGGCTGTGTTAATGGTGACACAATCCAAGAATTTGCAGGTGACTTAATATTCTTAGGTCCTGATGGATTAAGAACAGTTGCTGGTACTGCAAGAATTGGTGACGTTGAATTGGGTACTATAAGCTCTAATGTGCAATCTATATTTAATGAAAATATATCTAGTGCATCAGAGTTTGACAGTATAGTTATACCAGACAAAACACAATATAGAATATTCTTTACTAAAAGTGGTACTGTAGATAATCAATCTAAAGGTATCATATGTTCACTTAGAGGACAGAAGTTTGAATTTGCAGAGATTAGAGGAATAAAACCTGCTAGTACTGACCACTTTGTAGATGACGGTGATGTAACTGTTCTACATGGTGGATACTCAGATGGTTTTATATATAGACAAGAAATAGGCAATACATTTAATGGTGTTAATATAGCAGGTAAATATAGAAGTCCTGACTTAACATTTAATGACCCGGGAATAAGAAAGCATATGCAAAGGGTTGTTATAAACTATAAGCCTGAAGCAGCTATAGATGCAGACTTATTTTTAAGATATGACTACGAGGATAAAGATGCACCTAGACCTGCAGCTTATCCATTAGATTCAGAAGATGTTGTCGCTATATATGGTACATCAGTTTATGGAGTACCTACATATGGTGGAGCATCACAACCTTTAGTTAGACAAGCAGTAGAAGGTTCAGGATTTGCTGTTGCTTTAAGAGTTACGGATGGCACAGGAAGTGCACCTTATTCACTTAAAGGTTTTCAATTAGAATATCAACTAGGAGCTAGACGTTAATGGGAGCTACATATACAAGACAGTCCTCGTATGCAGATGGAGATGTAATAACTGCTGCTCATACCAATGATGAGTTTAATCAGATATTAGCTGCCTTTGCTGCAAGTACAGGACACACACACGATGGTACAGCAGGTGAAGGTGGTCCTATTACTAGCTTATTAGGTAATACACTTAGCTTTGGTGATGGTTCAACAGATGCAGACATAGTTATTACCTTTAATGCAAATGGTAATGATGGTGAACTAAAATGGATGGAAGACGAGGATTATTTTGAATTTAGTGATGATATACTTATTGCTTCTACAGAGAAGCTACAATTTAGAGACACAGCTATACACATCAGTTCCTCTACGGATGGACAACTAGATTTAGTATCTGATGGTGCAGTTGTAATTGACACTGCAGGTGATATTACTTTAGATGCAGATGGTGGAGATATATTTTTCAAAGATGGTGGTACGACATTTGGTAGTGCTACAAACTCTAGTGGTAACTTAATACTTAAATCTGGTACTACAACTGCCGTAACTTTTGATGGTGCTAATACAACTTTTGCAGGAACAGTAACTATAGGTTCTGCTGAAATATCAGAAGCTGAACTAGAGATATTAGATGGTGCTACAGTTACAACTGCCGAGTTAAATATTCTTGACGGTGTAACTGCTACGACTGCAGAACTTAATCTTATGGATGGTGTGACTGCAACTACTGCAGAAATAAACATCATAGATGGAGACACAAGTGCCACATCAACAACAGTAGCAGATGCAGATAGAGTTGTTTTAAATGACAACGGAACAATGGTTCAGGTTGCAGTTACAGACTTAGCTGCTTACTTTGATGATGAAATAACTGCAATGCCAAACCTTGTGACTACAGCAGCTACAACAGTGGGTGCATTGAATAGTGGTAGTATTACAAGTGGTTTTGGTACTATTGACACAGGTTCATCTACAATAACAACTACAGGTTTAATTACAGGTGGTGCTTTAGATATAGATGATGTTGTTATAAATGGAACAACTATAGGTCACACAGATGATACAGACTTAATAACATTAGCAAGTGGCTCTGTAACAATAGCAGGTGACTTAACAATTTCAGGTGATGACTTGACTATGGGTACTAATACTAGTGGTCATATCATGGTTGCAGATGGAACTAACTTTAATCCTGTAGCTGTATCAGGCGATGCAACAATATCAAACACAGGTGCAGTAACTATAGCTAATAATGCAGTAGAAACTGCAATGTTAAATGCAAATGTTATTAGTGGACAATCTGCAGAGACATCTTTAGACACATCTAATGATACTCTATTAATGTTTGACAACTCTGCTAGTGGACTCAAGAAGATTACACTTGCAACATTGTCATCAGGACTTGGTGGTATAACAGATGTTGTAGCAGATACATCTCCACAACTAGGTGGGTCACTTGACGTAAATGGTGAGGATATTGTTTCTGTATCTAATGGTAATATTACACTTACACCAAACGGAACAGGTGTTGTAAGAGTAGATGGTACAAGTGGTATTGATATGCAGTCAGGTGGTATATCAATTAAAAACTCAGGTTCAGAATCTTATGTAAGATTTTACTGCGAATCAAGTAATGCTCACTACAGTCAATTACAAGCAAGTCCACACTCTGCATACTCAGGCAACGTAACTCTTGTTTTACCTGCATCTGCAGATACATTAGTAGGTAGAGCAACAACAGATACACTTACAAACAAAACATTAACAAGTCCAAAGATAAATGAGGATGTAGCAGTCACAGCTACTGCAACAGAATTAAATATTATGGATGGGGTAACATCCACAACTGCAGAGCTAAACATACTAGACGGTGTGACATCTACAGCAGCAGAGTTGAATATACTTGATGGTGTAACGTCAACTGCTGCAGAGTTAAATTTAGTTGATGGTTCATCAGCAGGTACAATCGCAAATAGTAAAGCAGTTATATATGGCTCTAGTGGTGAGGTAAATGCAACAACACTACAAGTAGCAGGAACTTCTATTACGTCTACTGCAGCAGAATTAAACTTACTAGATGGTTCAGCTAAATCAACCTCATCTATTACAGTAGCTGATTCAGATGCTTTCATAGTAATAGATGGAACAACTACAAAGCAGATACCTGCTTCTGACTTAAAGACATATGCCGCAGGAAGCTCGGCAAGTAAAGGCTTCGCCACAGCAATGGCAATAGCATTATAATAAGATTTTACTTGACAAAATAAGCAATACCGAGTATAATTATATAACATAAGGAAAAAGAAATGGCACAAGATTTTAGAAATCAATTTCAAGATGACTTACCTACAAGTCACCATGATACAAATAGTTTGTTATGGACTGGTGGTGATTTTGATGCACTTATTAGTATAAGATTAGCAAATGTATCTACTGCACAAGCTACAGTAGATGTCTATATAAGAAATTCATCTGTAGATTATTACCTAATTAAAAATGCACCAATCCCAGTCGGAGGTAGTTTAGAATTGATTGACTCAGGTTCAAAGATTGTTGTTAAGAATGGTGATGTTTTATATGGCATAGCAAGTGCGGCAAGTGCCATTGATGCAGTTGTCTCGGCAGTTGATACTATTAGTGAATAGGAGATAGAGTATGGCATATATAGGAAATGACGTACCTGCTAATTTTCAATCTCTACCATCTGTTGTAAGATTCAATGGTACAGGTTCAGAAAACGAATTTGCTTTAGGAAGAACAATAGCAAATGTACAATCTATAATTGTATCAGTAGATGGTGTTGTGCAAGACAGTTCTAAGTACACTGTACCTGATGGCACAACTCTTACTTTTGGTTCAGGTGAAATCCCCCCTGCAGGAACAGGTAATGTCTTTGTATACTTTCTTGGGTTAGCGGCAGGAAATGTAACACCTGCACCTGAGAACAAAGGTAACTTCAAAGGTGGTGGCTTGTTTAGAACTAATGCACAAGCCTTAGATACAAACATAACAATACTTGCTACAGAAAATGCAAATGTCACAGGAGACCTTACAGTTAACAGTGGTGTTACATTGACTGTAAATAGTGGTGGAAGGTTGGCAGTATTATGAGTAGCTTAAAAGTAGATACAATAACTGATAGAAGTGGTAACAGTATACCTTATATGAAAGGTGCTGTGTTGCAAGTTAAATACTTTCAGCTAACTACATCACAAACTGAGACTTATGGAACAGCAGACAACGACCAAGCAATAACTAACTTTGTAGTTAATATAACACCTAAAAGTGCATCTTCTATTATAAAACTTGAAGCTAATGTAATGTATGAATCAGAAAATGCTACTTGGAGTACAATTTGGTTTTTCTTTAGAAATTCAACAAAGTTAGCAAATACACAAGGTTCAGTGGGAAGTAGAAAAATTGGTATAGCTAGTGCTGCAATAAGCTACTATGCTTCTGAAGATGCATCTACTGTTGAAATGTTGCACATGGGATATTTTGATGCTCCAAATACTACGTCAGAAATAGCATATAAATTAGGTGTAAATACTACTGGAACTAATAACTTTTTTATTAATAGAACTATTTCTGATACTGATAATAATGGTTATGAGCGTGGTGTTTCATTCATATCAGCAACTGAGATAGGAGGATAGCATGAGTACATTATCAGTAGATGCAATCACAGGTAAATCTACCTCAACAAACTTAACCATTGGCTCAACACCTGTAGTTAGTGCAAGTGCAAACTCCTTGACTATTAGAGGTGAGGGTACGGCACATACAAGTATACAGCAAGGGTTGGCGAAGTCTTGGGTAAACTTTAATGGTACAGGAACAAGTGCTGGTGCTACAATAACTTCTAGAGACAGTTTTAATATCTCATCAGTCTTAGATGAAGGTACAGGTGATTATACAGTAACAATTTCTTCAGCAATGGCAAATGTAAACTATGCTCATGTTGGAACAGCAGGTCAAGGTAATACAGCTTTAATTAACCTTAGTCAATGTTTTGATATAGCAAATCCAACAACAACGGCTTCACGATATCAAACGGCATATGTAAATGGTAGTTTAATAGATGCATCAAATGTGCATCCTGCATTACACGGAGATTTAGCATAATGGCAAACGGAACAATAGCATTTGATACATTACAGACAAGTGATTCGGTTAACACTAATACAACCAAATCAATAGATACAAGTTATATATTTAATGGTGTTGCAAAGGCTTGGGCAGGTGGTGTTGACACAAATGCTGCTGAAGAAGATAAATTTAATTTCTCAAGTTTTACTGACAACGGAGATGGTGACAATACTTATAATTTTGCAAATAACATGGCTAATATAGGTTATTCTTCTGTAGCGACCTGCGATATTGCAGGTACAGTTGCTAACCGATTGGCAGTGGTGCAGGGAAAAACAACATCACTTTTTTTAATAGAAAGTTTTATAGCAGATACAGCAGGAAACTCTGGAAGTGACCAAAACTGTGTAGTACATGGAGACCTCGCATGACAATAGAAACACCAGAATTTCAAGGCACACATCTTTGGGATAGACTGTGTTGGGCAAAGGAAAAGCTAGAGCCACACAGAACAGAATACTGTGTTGTATGGGAAGACCCTGAAGAGCCTGATGCACCTGCAAAGATTACACATCCTGACCCTAATTGGATGGCTTGTGCATTAAAGGGTGGCATACTTCCACCTGTAGAAGCCTATTGGGAACTTGCTAAAGATGAAGCCAAGCCTGACTTTGTAAAGCATACAAGAGGTTACTTGTTACACAACACTAAACCTATTGATGCAATGACAGAAGAACAGGCAATAGAATATTTAATTATGAAAGACATACCGAGACATGTGTGGCAATACTACGACAGAGCCAACAAACCTCGTATGCTCATTTGTACTAAGTCACAACTGCCAAGCACTAGAGTGTGGCGAAATGCTTGGAGAATTAATGAAGAATTAGCTACACATAACAAAGAAGCTGCTTAAAGGAGAAACCAATGGCAACAACAAACATAGCAGATAAAGATGGTAATCTTATTAATGCAGCAGATGCAACTATACCATCAGATAGACATTTCAGAAATGCATGGACATTATCAGGTAAGACTATTACTGAAGATTTAACTGCATCAAAAGTTATATTCAAGGATAAGATAAGGGAAGTAAGAAAGCCTTTACTTGATGCTGAAGATGTAGTTTATATGAAAGCATTAGAAGCTGATGATGCAGATGCAAAGACTGCAAGTGTAGCAAAGAAGAAAGCATTAAGAGATGCTCCTGCTGCAAGTGCAATATCAAGTGCAGACACTATAGCTAAACTTAAAGCTGCTTGGGATACAAGCACATTAGGTGACAGTCCATACGCATAGGGAGAAGTAGATGGCATTAACAAAAGTTCAAGCTGATGGAATAAACCTAGCAGATACATTTGCATTTAGTGGAACTGTAAGTGGTACTGAAGCAAATACACCTTCATTTTTAGCATCAAGGACAAGTAGCAATCAAACTATAACAGCTAGTACATGGACAAAAATACAGTTTAACGATGAAATATACGACAATGGTGGTGTTTATGACCATGCAACAAATTACAGATTTACACCAAATGTTGCAGGAAAATATTATTGTTTTTGTAATATCAACCCAAATACGGCAACTACTCATACTTATGGTTCATTTTATTTTAATGGAACTGGACATTTTCCAATGCAAATTGCTGATGGTAGTCAATCAGGAGGTGTAACTCTAGTAAATACTATAATTTTTAATGGCTCAAGTGATTATCTTGAAGCCTATACATATCAAGGTACAGGAGCAGGAAGAATTGAAGACTCATCACAATTTAATATCTTTGGTGCTTACAGAATTATAGGAGCATAACTTGGCAGAACTTCACACAAAAATAAAATTATATGCAAAAGCAAAAGACGTTGCTCAAGTTGATTTTCTTAAAGATGTTATTTTAAGAGATGATGGTAAAGGTGCATATATTGAATCATGGAATTTAAGTATATCTAAACCAACAGATAAAGAATTAACAACTTATGAGACAGAAGCAGATACAGAAGAAGCAAATGACAAAGTTCGTATGACTCGTAAGTTAGCTTATGGAGACATAGGAGAACAATTAGATGACTTGTATCACAATGGCATAGATGGTTGGAAGAAAACTATCAAAGCTATTAAAGACAAGTATCCAAAGGGGTAACATATGGCATACATAGGCAAATCTCCTTCACGGGGAGTACGTAACAGATTCCAATACCAAGCTACGGCAGGTCAGGATAGCTTCAGTGGCTCTGATGCAAACGGATTGACACTTACCTACACAGATAGTTTGTACATGGATGTATATCAGAATGGTATATTACTTGTACCCGGAGATGACTACACAGCAACTACAGGTACAACTGTTGTATTAGTTCAATCTGCTAGTTTAAATGACATCATTGAGATGGTAGTCTATGATGTGTTTTCTGTACCAGATGCAGTTAGTCAGAGTGCAGGGGGTACTTTTAGTGGCAATGTTACTATGGGCAACAACCTTACTGTTAATAGTGATATTACTATTGGTGATGCTAGTGCAGCAGACAAGAAGATATTGTTTGATGGTAATGCACAGGACTACCACATAGGACTAGATGACAGTGCAGATTCACTGATTATAGGTAAAGGTTCAGCTTTAGGAACTACAACCTCAATGGCTATAGATGCTAATGGAATTATAACCAAACCACTGCAACCTGCTTTTTGTGTTGCTTCAAGTGGTCAGAATAACCTTGCTACTAACACTTCAACAGATATTCAATTTGCTACAATAGTATATGATATTGGTAGTAATTTTGCATCAAATATTTTTAATGCTCCAGTAACTGGTAAATACCAATTAAGTTTTGTTACATACTTTAATAATGTTGATACAGCAGCTACTGTTATTCAATTTAATCTTTCAACTTCAAATAGAGCGTATTATCACATAATAGACCCTAACTTCAGTGCCGATATAAATTATTATCCCGTAACTATATCTGTAACTGCTGATATGGATGCAGGAGATGAAGCTAAAATAGTATATACTCAATCAAATGGGTCAGCACAGTCGGATGTAAATTCTGATACATTATTTACGGGTTACTTATTAGGGTAGCATAAGCCAAGAGTGAAACAACTCAATCATAAAGGAGATATAAAATGGCAAATCACGAAAAGAAAATAACATTAACAGATTTACAACAGAAGATTCTGTCTAATGATTTATACAATGACGTATCAGACAATGCAGGTGTAGATGCTTGGATTGATGGTGCAATCAATGGCAAGTTAAACAACTGTTGGAAACGTATGCAATTAGAGTGGACTACAAAGTTAATGAACGATGATAGCTTCACAGATGCAATACCAAGTAACCAAGCAGACTTTGTTGCACTTGTAACTGCGAGAAGTGATTATACAACTCGTAAGCAAAGAGATGATGCTAGTAAAATTGGAGAGTAAGTAATGACCAAAGCAGCAGAATTAGCAAAGATGGGTGAAGTCCTAACCAATAGTCAGATTGGTGGGCGAAGGAATATTCTTATAAATTCAGCAATGCAAGTGGCACAGAGAGGTACTTCTTTGGCAATGGCACATGATGGCACAAATTCTGATTATTTAATAGATAGGTGGAGAACTGCATTTAATGCTATTGACGAATTAGATGGTACTTATGCACAAGTTGCTGACCATCCTTTAGGTGGTACTGGTACATCATTAAAATGGACAACTGGAACAGCAGAAAGTGCAATTGCTTCGGATGAGTATGGATATATAGGACAGATAATTGAAGCACAAAATTTACAACATCTTCGCTATGCAACTTCTAATGCTGAAACAATTACATTATCTTTTTATGTTAAGTCTTCTATAACTGGAACATTTGCTGTTGGG